GCTCGAACCTACGGACCTCACGGAGATTGATTTTCAGCCTTATAAAGCTACATTTTTTACATTCTTTAAGGCGCTTTTTGCGCCATTTGTTGTAGAATATAAGTACTAATTTACGGGGTATGCTGGTCCGTTGACAGGCGGAATGCTCCAGGAGATGAGACCATGTGCCGGTGGATTTTGCTCACCAGCTCAGGCTGTGGCCTCATCTGAGACCGCGGTTTTTATTTAAGGTGAAAAATGGCAGCAAAAGCAGTAAGGATATCGAGGTCCGCAGCACGACGTCTGCTGAAATTACTTCACATGAAGTACAAACCTACAGAGATCGCTTTGGAAATGGGGGTTGCGGTGGATACTGTCTACCGGTCCTATTTGCCGGCAGGTGCGCCTTATGAAAAGGACGCCCAGGGGAATGTCTGGATTGTCGGAAACCTCTTCGCTCAGTGGGCGATGGAGTGTGCCATCACCAACAATCGTAAGCCGGCCAAGGTGAACCTGGAACCAGATCAGGTTTATTGTTTGAAATGTAATCAGATAGTGGAGATCAAAAATCCGCGCAAAGGCATTGCGAATAAGCGTGGTGTGTTGAATCTTTCCGGACGCTGCCCCAATTGTGATACCAGGGTTAACCGGTTCTGCAGGGCGACAGAATAGGCGGGGCGATATGATCAACCGGAATAATTACCTGGAGATACAGGCGTTCCTAAAATTCCAGAGAGAGATCAAACAAAGCGAGGAGCGAACTGTGAAATCCATGTGGTCCAGGCTGCGGCATCTTCTCGAATGGGCTGATGATAAGCGGTTTACGGATGCTTACAAGATCCGGCCGGCTTATCCGACTTACCTGGGTAATTTGAAAAACGAGGACGGGACTTTGCTAATCGGAGCTGCCCACTTTGCTTCCTGCTGCAAAACTGCACGTGCTTTTTTTACCTGGGCGCGGGAAGAATATCACAGCCATTATAAGAAGATCGATCAGAACTGGGTGTTAACCCTCCGACCTCCGAAGGCGCGCAGCGAACAGGCGGAACTGAAAAAGAGGGAGATCTACGAGATTGATGAGGTGATCCGGATGGTTACCATACCGGTGGATTCGCTGATGCTGCAGAGAATGCAAGCCGCGGTGGCGTTCCTGTTCCTTTCCGGAATGCGCATCGGTGCGTTCGTTTCTCTACCGGCAAGCTGTGTGGACCTTGATACTATGAAGGTTTCTCAGCTTCCCGAAAAGGGTGTGAATACTAAAAACCACAAAGCATCGATCACCACTTTGTTAAATATCCCCGAGTTGACGACAGTGGTCCGGAATTGGGATGCATTCATCAAGGCGAACGCTGCTCCGGATGCGTTATGGTATCTGCATTTCACACACCAGGGCGAGATCTCGATGATCAACCCCACGGCTGCGAGGATCAAAACGCGGCAGTACGATTTTATTGATGATCTAAGGCAGCTCTGCCTGGCTGCCGGTGTGGATTACAAATCACCTCACAAATTCCGACATGGCCACGCTGTATATGCGTTAAAGCGGGCTAAGAACCTTGAACAATTGAAAGCGATCTCCCAGAACCTAATGCACAGCACAGTTGGGATTACGGACGGGATCTATGGCAACCTGGTGAATGACAATGTTCATGATGTGATTGCATCACTTGCCGGCGTTGAGGTCGCTAACAAGGATGATCAGGCAGCGATTGCCCGGGTGGTTGAATTGGTGATGACGCAGATGAAGGCGAACGATGCTGGATAAGCAACCAGAACGTTTTTTTATTCATGTTTGATTAAAACAAGAATTGAGTTGCTCATTCTTTCCCTACCGTCGTGGAGAATGACCCCGAATTTTAAGTGTGTTTTCTCTTTGCTTTTTATTAACTCGGCAATTTCGTCTTTTTTATTTGAAACGGAAAAAGTAAAGGTAGTGCGTTGATGCGGTCCGACTTCTTCTGCATTAATTCTCGGGCTTACCAGTGGTTCGATGTTGACTCTACTTTTGCCAACGTAAACATAATAAGACCTGTAAAAAAAAGATTCTATACCATTATTGTGAACGTGAGCTTGCAGACCTAAGTGACTTCTTTGTTGGGTTAGCAATACTGGAGGGGATGAACCCGTAAGCGGAGGATTTGCATCTGTTATTAAGAGCTCAACTTTAATTTTTATTCGCTTTTCGAATAATACATAAAGAAAGGTTGCAAGTGCGACCAAGAAAGTTGCAATTCCAATTATTAAAATCCAATTTTCATATATTGTCATAATTACCTTATTGATTCAATCCCAGTTCTAAATCCCAAGAGTCTGTTGTTTGGGTTCATCTTCATCAATTTTTCCAGCCTTCTTGAATACCCCGGAGCTGCTCGGCGGGAGTTTGACCTCCACACCGTTGAGCAACTCTTCAATGCTGAGTATCTGGAGACGGGGAAAGTCTTTATTCCAGATCTCGGAGTGGTAAGAACCTGCAGTAACTGCTTCAGTGGTCATGTCCCGGGAGGCTGGCTCAAGGGTGATGAATACTCCAATCTGTGCGCCTTCACGCTCCAGGGTACCTTTGAGATCCCGGATATCACCGGCTTTAACGTGACCGGATTTTACCTGAATCAGTGCGCGTTTCATACCACCTTTACGGTCATCCAGGAAGTTGATAACTCCATCAATGCCTTTGTCAGATCCTTTCTTACCTGTTTTATCTGTACTATTTCCACCCAGGGGTTGAGCCTCGATAAGGGACAGAGCCCACCACTGGAATTGGTAGCGGTCTTCAGTAGCGAGCTGTTGAGCACCGGATAGATCTTCAGGCTCACCAATGACCTGGTAATCCTTTTTGGGCTCGAGACCAAAGGCAGTCTTGAGCCTGGATTTGTGCATGGCGATGGCCAGGTGGGTGATATCTATGCCAATCCACTGCCGGCCGAGCTTTTGGGCTGCAGTGATGCAGGTCCCGCAACCGCTGAAGGGGTCCAGCACCACGTCTCCGGGGTTGGAGGATACTCCAATTATTCTTTCAAGCAATTCAATTGGTTTCTGAGTAGGATAACCGAGTCGTTCTGCGGCTTGGGCTCCAATCGGCCTAATATCCATAATGATGTCTTGAACTGGGTTCCCTTCGGTAACTGATACATACCTTTTGAATCTCGGAACCGAACCTGTTGGAGGCCAATATATCAATCCGGCTCTTTCAAGAACATCAAGACGATCTTGAACATTCATAAGGGCATAGCCAGAAGGATGCTCAAACCAATCTGGTAAGGCTCGGTCTGGCGGTAATTCCCAATGTCGCCCTTTGGTTGTTGGATTAGTGTCTTTCCAGGGTTGTCCTGAACTTCCTGTCCGTTTTCCAGGTCCATCAAGAGAGATTATTTGAAATTTGCCGTGTTCGTCTTCCAATTTGTAATAATTCTCTAAATAACCTTCCTCATAATCTTGGTAGACGCGGTTCCAATTAAAATTTGCACTTTTCGAATAAAAGAGCAGTACATCGTGAATTGGTCCCCATCGTTTTGCTCTGCCGTGCGCTCCAGTTCGTCTCCAAATGACCTCATTCTGGAAATTAGACACTCCAAATATCATGTCTAACAGTATCTTGAGATAATGGCTGGCTGTTGGATCACAATGAAGATAAAGCGATCCGGTGGGTTTGAGCACGCGGTGCAGCTCCACCAGGCGGGCAGCCATCATCACCAGGTAGGCCATCATCTGGTTGGTGCCGATGAACTGGTGCAGCGAATTGATCATCGATGCCACATTTGCCGGCGCATTGGTGATCAGGTCTTCATAGGTTTGCTGCGCTGTGTCTCCCCAATGCCAGGAGTCATCGAAGGCGGTGATCTGCGCGTCTGAGGAGGTGCCGGATTCATCCTTGAAGAGCACATTGTAGGAGCGGTTGGAATTGAAGGGCGGGTCCAGGTAGATTAGATCAACGGATTCATCCTTGATGTGCTCTTTTAATACTTTTAGATTATCGCCATAGTATAGTGTGTTCATTGATTCCTACCAAACGAAATGAGGTGAAGATGCAGCCAAAAACTGGTAAAAGAAAAAAGAAAGAGCTAACTTGCGTTCTCGAGGTGGAATATGTGGACATGACTCCTGAGTAGCGCAAGTTATGGTTGCAGAACCTTGTGAGACTTTTCGATTATTGTGAGTCCCTTGATGTTGACCAATTGATGGCTCAAAAGCGGTTAGAAAAGCCAATTGACCAAAACTACTAAGCCCAGCCCGATCAGACTCACAACCAGGATAATGCCGGCAAGTTTTAGGATTGCAACCACATCTTTTTTGTGTCTGTAATACAGAGGCATTTTTACTTCTTGTTTTTGCCTGTGAATAATCGACCAAGAAAAGATGGTTTTACGACAGGGATTTCGGCTGGTTTAACAGGCTCAGCGACCGGTGCTGAGAGTGCCGCCTTTCGGACGGCCTTTTGGGCTTCATGTTCTTTTACTTCTTCAAGGCTGTAGACACCAAGAGTGATATTCACTCCGTAATTTTCGCTTCCCCCACCGGTCCGCTCTAAAACCGCGCAAGTAATGCGGCAACCAGAGTCCATCTGGGGGGCAAGGCGTGCTGCCAGGTCACTGCTGATGTAACCGATTTTATATTCTCCCTCGTCCCAGGGATCATCATCTGGCGCGACATAAACCGCAATCGCATTCTTATCGTAACTATTACCTTTTTCTCTCTCAAGAAGTAGCACTTCGTCTTTACGTACAAATTTCTTAATAATGGCTTGTCTTGGGTGTTCTTCTTCGTCTTCAGATGTTACCCCGCGAACTTTGGTATTAATGATTTCAGGCATTGAAATTCCCTTTTTTTAAGTTGCAAAAGTAGAAATAGTGTTCTATAATGTATGAGCCGATTCATTCACACTAAAAGGATTAATTGATGTCAAGACGACCCATAATTTCACTAAAATTTACTCCCCAGCTTGAAAATATTTCTTTGATCATTCGTACGTCTTCGGGAGAGGTTTTTGCATTTCCTTTAAATAAGCCAGATTCTCGAATTTCTTCCAGGGCGGAAATAAGCGAGTTAGCCTCATCTTCAGAGAGCAACGCGAACACGTCAGATTCTAAAGGCGGGTCAATTCCAAGAGGGGCATAAGCTTCGTGTCCGTAAGTTTCAATCAATTTCTGACATTGCTCTTGTGAAGGACGCTTTGCCAACTTGCCGAGCAGCCAATAACTCACGGTTTGAGATCGATTCCCCAAATGTTTTGCAAAATCAACGATTTTTAATCTTGCATCACCTTGGCGAAATTCGTCATATTTGCTATTTATCCAACGGGTAAATACAGCGGAATCAAATTCTTTCATTTTCACACCTCTCATTATAGCAATTCTATTACTTTCTAAATAGAAATAAATTAACCTATTGACAAACTGCAAAAGCATTTGTATAATGAAAAAGAATAAGCAAAACGCAAACTAATAGGAGCACAATGGCAGAAACAATCGTAAGAACCTTCTCGCTGCTGGTTGAAACCGATCGGAAGCTGGAGCAAATCTCCAAGGAGACTTTCCTGCGGATCAAGGGGAATGTCATCGACATGGCAGTGGATGAGCTATGGAAGAAACTGCACCCCGAGACCGCTGCACCGGTCCAGGATCCTCAACAGGCGAGTGAGCCTGTAAAAAACTAGATCAGGGATCACGGTTGTGGAAGCGGTTTGTTTTCATAACAACAGAGTAGCGTTTAACGAAAGGGTATGAGCATCCGGACGAATCCGGGTGGATTTAGGCTACATCAAGTTCGTTTTAGGAAGAATCCGGGTCGGATCCGGACAGGAATCCTGGAAAAAACCATCCAGGACTCGCAAAGAACGCGAGGGAGAAAACAAAATGTCAACAGAACCACGAGAATGGGCAAACAACGCAAGATGGGTGCGGGATGACGGTGCAGAGTTCGTGCACGGGATCATCGACAACCTCGAACAGGTGACTACCAACGCGGTAAACGACAAGGAAGAGATCGAGGGAATTTGCGGGAAGGCAGCCAGCGACCTACAAGTGCTGCTGCGCGCCCTGGAGAAGGTCGGAGCGCAGACTTCCCCGGAAAACGAGTTGAAGAACAGGCTGGACCAGATGAAGAGACGCGAACTGGTGCCCGCCTGAGATTCAAGAGCATCGCTGAACCTCATTGAGCTAATCCGGTTAAAGTGCACCGGTGAAGCCCCCGGGCAGGACGGATTCCCTCCTTACCCCTGCCCGGGTCCGAAAAAGCTCCGACCGCAAACTGTCGGAGTCCGCAAGAACAGCGGAGAACATCGGCAAACCCTGACGGCTAATTGGTTGAGACCACGTCAGACACACGTACCAAATTAGTGAGACCCGGTCAGTCTGCAACCCGCGAATGTGACAGCGTTCAGCGGGAAGCCGGTGGAAATCCGGCAAACCAAAATCTAACGAAAGGAGAAAAGATGGCCGAGAAACATATTGTTCCACTTGGCGCAAAGGTCCGGGATGTGGTCACCGGTTTTACCGGAACGGTGACTGGAAGGGCTGAGTACCTTTATGCTGAACCTTCCGTTGCAGTTGAAGCCCTGGTCGACGGAAAACCTAAAACTGAATGGTTCCATGAGAACAGGATCGTCCCTACAGAATAAGCGCTGAATACCCTGGCGGCGGTGTGGTGGGAACACGCAATATATACATCGAATGCATGAATCAGAGGAATTATCTTCGAGGCTGGAAGAGTGAGCCCAGGTACCAGTCGATGTGGAAACAGCCTATCAGGTTCGAATCCTGACCGCCAATCATGCCCATATTAAAAGATAAAAAAGTCGAATGGACTGCAATACCGTAGGGCAAAAATAGTAATTCGACCTCAAGGCGATGAAGACGGTATGCCGGAGAGTGTAACCGGCAAATAAAAAAATGAGGAGACGATTGATGCAGGAGCTTAAATATGAGAATGAGCAAGGGAAATCCGAAAGTGAGAAATACCCAGTTCCCGAAAAAGCGACTGGAATAACAATCTCTCTGCGGCGCGATTTGAAACACAAGTCCATTGTACTAGAAGTAGGGACAAAGTCAGTGTCTTTAAGTATTCAGGGCGCGCGTGATTTAGCCCTGGCATTAAGACAGAATGCGAATTTCATAGAGAAGCATCAGTAACAAGCAGAAGGAGAAACCATGAATAAGAATTTCAACAAGATCGTGGGATGGAAAACCTTCAAACGCTCTTTGATCAGGTTTGATTTTGCCACAGCACGGCGGATCGTAAGGATGGCGCGAGAAGCCCTGTTCGTTCGCGATGCGATCTCACAGGGTGCGGACAGTGGAACTGTCCGATGATCAGCAACATTCAAGGTCCACCCACCAACAAACGCAAAGCCAAGTGCGCGGATTGCAGGCGGATGCTGCCGGCAGGTGAGGGAATCGGCCACGAATACCCGATGTTCCACGGTAATGGCCAGTTTTATTATGTATGCCCCCGCTGTAATGAAATACGCGAGAAAGATGAAGCGGCAACATTGAGGCCAGGCGGAGTGATGAATGCCAACGATTAATAAGAATCTGATCCCTGCCGCTGTGGCTGAAGAATTCAAGTCTCTGCTGAAAAGCAGCAGGGGATTTGAAGCCAAGCGCGCTGCAGCCCGAAAACGGGTGTATGCCCGTCTTGTCGCAAGGTACGGCGCGCCTTGGTGGAGCCAGAATTGCGAAGCCCTGAAAAATGAAATGACCAATATCGAAAAAGAGACGCTATGCCAGACGAAATGAATATCCCTGAAGGAAAAACCTGTGGAAGCTGCTTTCACCTCAAAAGATGCATATCACTTTATGGTGTGAAAGCCGAATCCGTAACCTGCGGATGGACCCCCAGCCGATACCAGGAAAAGGTGCAGGTGACTGCCAATTATGCCCTGGTGGAATTGATCGGCCGGCAGCAGATCGCAGGATTGGTATCAGATGCGATGATCGAAGGCGCTCCTTTCATCAAGCTGGAAGTGCCTGAGACTAAAGTTCATCGCAAATACTTGATGTATTTCAGCATCGAATCGGTGTACGGCATCACCCCAATCCAGGAAGCACAGGCGGCCAACATCACCGCAGTCCGTGAGCTCGGAAGGTTTTACGAAGCAGAGGCTGCTGATAAGGATAGATCCATCCTCATCAAAGGGCACGGTGAGGTGAAAACGACTAAAGGCAAAAGGGTCGTATGAACGGGCAGCCGAGGAGAGTGATCATGACCGGTCGATTGGTGGAACACAAGAACAGCTTTATCAAGGCTCACAGCATTCCGGTGCGCTCCGACGTTGCGCTTCCGTTTCCGGGTGATCAGGTCAATGTGGTCAATGAGGATACCGGGCAGGTCTTTGATGGGGAGGTGACACACGTAGATTGGGCGCGCAACACCTACGATATTACTGCGAGGGTCGAATGAAAAACCTTCAAACGATTATTGACGACATGCCCGTGGGGCTTGAGAGGTCCCTCGGCCGGATCATCCTGAGTCACAAAGGGCAGGCGAATGGCATCAGCAGAGAAGATCTGTTGAAGGAATTGAGAAAGCAATCTCACCTGGCAAACACCGAAGATCGGCAGATGCGCCTGGCAATTGAATCCTTCAGGAAACAGGGTGTGAGGATCTGCCACAACGAAACACGGCGAACTGACCCGGTGACAAAAAAGGTGACGGTTGCATTTTTGTATTACCTGGCTGCTAACGAATTGGAATACCGCGAATTCAGACCCAAATATATGCGTTATGCGACCTCGATCTGGGATACGACCAGGGCGATGGATCAAATGAAACCGGTCTTAACCAGTGACGGGTTGGTAGAACCTCCGCCCGGGGTGGAAATACAGGGAAAGTTGAACCTGGGCTTTTAAATCATTTATTTAATCATCCTGCGTGAAATCGCAGGGCTTACAAAATTCGTTCGGGAGGCATAAATGAACAATCAACCCCAAGAAATACCACTTGAATTGATCGATCCAAACCCCTGGCAGACGCGGCGCGTTGAATTAACAGGGCATGTAGAAGAACTGGCGCATTCGATCCGGAAGAACAATCTGATGCAATACCCGGTGGCCCGGCGTTCTGGAGAGCGTTTCCAGCTGGCATTTGGTCACAGCCGGAATTCAGCTTTCAAATTGTTGAACACCCTCTATTCTGGCCAATATCCCACCATGCCACTGTTGATCCGGGAGCTGAATGATGAACAGATGGCCATCCAGGCGTTTGAAGAGAATGAAAAGCGCAAGGATCTCAACCCGGTGGAAAAAGCATATGCAATCCGCAAAATGATCGAGGATTTCGGTTGGACCCAGCAGCAGGTGGCTGAAAAGGTTCATGTTGACCGGTCCACGATCTCAAATATGATCCGCATGCTGAGAATGCCGGAGAATGTGTTGATCAATATCGAAAATGGAGTGCTGCCGGTGCGATCAGCGATGGCGCTGCTGGCCTGGTACGAGCTCACTGAGCTGGAAATTTCAGCAGTAAAAGAAAGGCATGGCGGTTTGGTGGATGATTTTGTGGCACTTGCCCGCAATGGGGAAGTGAACAGCGATACCATCCGGGAAAGGCTGAGCGAATACCTAGATTTCCTGCACCCCACTCAAATCGCGCTGGACCTTGAACCTGTAATTGCACCAGAAGATCATCCGGTATACATCCAGGGTGATTTAGTGACCGCTAATGATGAACTGGAATCACGCTCGATTGATGCAGAGATCCATTCGATCCCGGATGGAGAACCCGAGGTTGAATCCTTTGGTGACGAGATTATCTTTTCCCAGGAAGATGCAAAAGCAGAAGCTGCGGAAGAAGAGGTGACAACGGAAGAGGTTGCTGCCGCGCCTGCGACTGCTGCAGTAACTGAGACTGCCACAAAACGGGCTGAACCTGCTGCTGCAGCACCTGAGTCGGCAAGCCAGGACACATTATTCACCATCACCTGGAACACATCGGGAGTTTTTGTTGGGTTGAGACGACCTGGTCAGCCACCTGTGGTGCGATTCCTGGCAACACTAACTGCAGATGAGGTTCCCATGTTGATGCGGGACATGGGGATTGATCTGATCCAAGACCTTATTGAAAAGCAATTGATCTAGTCCGTAATCAAAAGAAGGTCATTATGCAACCTCACCACATGTTAGACGGTACCTGTAAACACGGAAGCTCGAATTACTGTTCAAAGTGTGATGCTGAGTCGAAGGAAAAGGGAGAAAACATGAAGTATCTAATTTCAATCGAAGGTCAAACAATCGAATTACCGGAAGAGATCGCGGGGGATGATGCCAAGCTAAAGGCAGCGCTCTCTCCTTTCTTCCCGGGTGCAGCCAATGCCAAGATCATGCGCAATCCGGAAAAGGAAGGCGTGATCAACATCACGGTGATCAAACAAGCCGGCACCAAGGGAGCTGGTCACCTGGCAAAACTGATCAAAGCCAGGGAAAGCACAAACCCGGTGGTGGAGCTGCACCAGGAGGTCACCACGGCCACGGTCAACCAATTGCCGGCAGAGCAGTTGATGCGCCTGGATGCCAGGATCGAGAAGGTGGTGTCCGAAGGCGAAAAACAGCACCAGGCGATCAACCGCACTCGTGATCTGCTCATGGAAGCCGATCCCAAACCCTCCCTCGTGGTGCCGGCAGGATTCTAGATGGACCTGGTGCTCAACAATACCCCGCTGGTTGATTTTGGCCGCATGGTGAAAGACCTGCGGGGCTATAAAATGGCGTCCTTCGTGGAGCGCGCGGAAAACCTGAAAGTGAAGCAAAGGCAGATGCAGGTGATCATGGAAACCAAACGCTCCACGATCGGTAAGGATGAACGGCTGAAAACCCTGCAGTGCGTCTTCTCAGATGAGGAATACTGCGCGAAGGTAATTGAGATCCTGGAAGAAATGATGCCGTTATGGGAAATGGGTATTGAGGAAAGCTGGAGCGACACGGGCGAGTTCCTGATCTTGATCGAACCCCAGGGATTGAATTGCTTCAGCGGCGACGAAGCCTACGAATGGGTATCTGACATCCGCAACTGCTCCCCAGATTCCAGTTTGACCGCATTCCTGATCCTGCTCAATTTTGGCTTTGAAGAAGAGGAGATCTGGCAGGAATGCATTGATTATTTCGGTTGGCCATTCACTGAGGCGGTCGGATTTAATTTTGATGAGACCTTTGACATGGCTTTTCTCAAGCGGTACTTAAAGAAGAATGGACTGCAGCCGCTTTATCCCGCTGCAGAGTTGGCGTTCAAACCGATAACCAACGCATTCTTTGATGGCAATAACGAGGATGTGGACTCGGTTAGTTTTTCCTTCAGCGCTGAAAATATTGAATACCTGCTTGATGAGTGGCAGGATGCCAAAGTAATCACGGATCAATACGAAGCGGCATGTGAGTGGGTGAGTAAATCCCCCGAAATCCTGAAGCCGTTCTTCGAAGGATTGCGGTTGAGCTATGGGAGGGGCAAATAATGGAAGATCTCTTTGGAAACCCTCATATTACTGCTGCCCTGTACTTTACGGACCAGGGGCATTACCTTTTTAAATATAAGCAGCTGGACTCCTGGCGCAACAATCCCACCGAGGTGGAATCGGTGAGCAAGACGCTGCGTGAGCCTGAAGTATGCGCAGCGTTTACACGAAAAACAACAGACAGCGGCTGGCTGCAGAACGGCATCATCCGGGTGGGTAACAACTCCAAGGGAGCCTGGTATGTGTTCTGGTCAAAACCCACAATGGCTATGATCACAATTGGGGATGAATCGCTGGTTATCCCGATCCCTGCAACGGTGATAGTGTGCGCGCGCAAAGGGTTTTACCTCTTTGCCCTGGCGACCGATACCTTCAGCCCGCAATGGAGCGCGTTCAATGCACCATTCCCGAACGTGCACTCGGATGGGCGGATCTGCTGGGGTAAGAATGCCGCACCAAAGCCAGGCACAGACCATGCTCAGGAAGTCTGGAATTTGTTCTTTCAATCTCCATTCAATGGCGACCTGGTGACAGGGAAGAGCAAGAAATACACCACGGACATCCGGGAACAATACCCGCTGTTGGTTGGAAAGAAAGAATACCCGGTGAAAACCCTCAAGCCGACAGGTGACACCATTGGTAAGGAGATCGATCAGTTAATAGGAAGGGAGTAAAGGATGAAGGGCCTGGTTGATTATCAAGTGTTGGTGAAAGGGTCATCGTTCGATTTTCAAAGGCAGGAACGGCTGTACTCCTACCTGGTAGGAGCAAACGGCGTGTTTGTGGCAGGGGAGAATGAGTTCTTCAGAGCGATCATCCCGGTGCAGGTGATGAGGGATCCAAAAAGCTATATACGCGGGCTGGAGATGATTAAGCCGATTTTCTTTCTCGAGGACAGGGTGCCCAATTATTTGTTGCATCGGATGGTTTCCATCAGCAGAAAAGCGGTACCGAATGAGGTCCTTTTCTATCTGAATTATGAGAATATTTCACAGAACGTCTGGGTAACGCTAGGCAAGGAATGGACGCTTTCGATCCCACTACAGAGTTTTACTCCCGCTTCAGTTACCCCTCTCGAAGACAAAAAGTACGTACCGTTAGAAGTTCACTCACACAATACCATGCCGGCTTTCTTCTCGGAGACCGATAACCGGGATGAAACCGGGATGCGATTGTACGGGGTGTTGGGCCGGGTTGACCAGGAGGCGGTTGACATAAAGTTGCGTGTATCCATTTACGGTCATTATGCCCCGATTCCTTACCATTATGTCTTCAACCCACACCCTGGAGTGCGCGATGCCAAAGATTGATCTAGAATTTGCCAATTCTTTGAGGCTGATCCTGCCAGAAGAACGGGATATTCAGTTAATCCTGGTGGGATGCGGGGGCACGGGGAGCTGGCTGGCGCCGGCAATAGCCAGGGTGGGGAAGATCCTCGTCGACAGGTTCCAAAAAGCTGTTGAGATCATTTTCTTTGATCCGGACCGGGTTGAAGAGAAGAATATATACCGGCAAAACTTCTGCAGCGCTGAGATCGGCAAAAATAAAGCAGAAGCCCTGGCAGAGCGGTATGGATTAGCCTGGGGAATTGAGATCAAAGCGGTTGAGAAATCATTCAATGGCGACGCTTTGCGGCATCGGGGTGGTTTGAGAGTGTTCATCGGCTGCGTTGACCGGGCGAGCGGCAGGAAGGCGATCATGGACTCGATCGGGGGCGGGGATGCCTGGCTGGATTGTGGAAATACCCGGTCTTACGGACAGGTCCTCTGCGGGGTACTGCTCAGTCACAATGCTAAGCCATTTGCAATCCCTGGCTATTGCGGGATGCTGCCGTTACCGGGAGTTGTGCACCCGGAGCTGGTGACCGTTGGGGAAGAATTGGAACCATCCTTCACAAAGGACAACGGTCTTTCCTGCGCAGAGATTGCTTTACTGGACAGCCAGGGGCTGGCGATCAACCAGCGGATGGCAGCAGAAGCAGCGGATTACCTGGTGAGGATGTTGATCACCAAGGATCTGCGCAAGTATGCAACTTATATTGATCTCGAGAGCGGCACGACGCAGTCAAAATACATCACCGAGAAAGTGAACAAACATTATGCAAAGGGTTGAATTCACCGAAGATCTGGTCAGTGTTTTAAAAGGCGCTCCCCTTTCTGTGTTGGTTTTATTGATGATCTCCAGGCAGCCTTTGAGTGCTCAGTACCTTGAGCGGCGATCGCGCTACAGTGACAAACTTGTTCACTCCGCTTTACTATTATTGGAAGAAAAATTCCTGATCACCAGAAACGGGCGTTATTCATGGCAGCTCAGCTCAACCGGATGGCAACTGCCACTGATGAACCTGATTGATGAGTCTTCAACAGTTCAAGCTCCTGACTCCCAGGGAGAGGGAAACCCCTCAAGTGATGAAGATAATTCAGAGGAAGCAAAAGTCGGTGAAACGACCCGGAATTTCTCCGACTCGGAATTTCTCCGACTCCCCTCTAGTAGTAGATCTTTAAATCTAGAACTTAAAGATCTGGAAGTTAAAGAACCACAACTAGAGCGCGACCCGGAAAAATTCCGGGTCAGTGAGAACCTGGCGGCTTGTGATGCTGCAGATATCCGGGAGCCAAAGCGGTCCAAGCTGAGCAAGTTGCCTCATGTTTCAGCGGCGTTGATCCGGTATCACGTGCAGACCTCTCCAAATATCCCGCTGGCAATTTACAGGATCGAGAAGAACTGGCGGATCAAACCTGGATGGAGTGATCCCGCAGAATCTGAAAATGTTTGCGCGCAAACATTTCTTCCCGAGATTGAAAAACCGGTCATCCCTGAAGAATACCTTGTCCTCTGGAAGTCTGCGCTCGATACTGCCAGAGCGAAATTAAGCAGGACGGAATTTGAGACCTGGGTCAAGCCGGCAGAGCTTATTCAAGCTGGTCCGGATGGATGGCAGGTGCGGGCGGGTAATTCCATTGCAGCCGAGCGGATCAAAAAGAATGCCCTGGAATTGTTGGAACAGACTGTGAACGCGAAGATTGAGATTACCTGGTGAGGAGGAGCGATGAATAATTCAATACAGTTCCGAATCAATCACTGTCGATATTGCGAATTTTACGACCCAAATAGTTGGTGTTTGGTGTGCATGTTTTCTTATGGGATAAGGAGCAGAGATGGAAGACTTTCCTGAATTAAAAATTGGAGAATGGCAATTTGCAAATGATTATACGGCTATCTGGATTCACGTCCCTAACCTACATCTACCCGACAGATGGCTACCAGGTCTGGTCCGTTTGCCAATTTCGGAAACCGGAAGTGATGTCCCCCCAGTTTGGAAATGGGACGGCAACAAAGAGATGCCAACACTTACGCCATCTATTGATGTAACTGGTATATGGCACGGCTATTTGACCGATGGAAAACTGATCACAGTCTGAAAGGAGAAGATGATGGGAAAAAATTTTGTAATTGGTGTAAATCGGATACAGGCAGAAAAATGGTTGTTAAGGCAGAATCTTGGGAGAGGGGACATAACTATTGTCGAAAACGCATACCAATTAAGGGGTATTTCTGATAGGCTAGTTATCTTCCTCGAGGGTTGGGAGCGTAATCCGGAGGCGGTAATAGCAAAACACAAAATTGATATCCTTCTGAACCAATATGGTGTTCGATATATTCAACTCGCAGATGACAATGAATTGGTGAGATATGAAGCATTTCATCCGCGTGCCATGAAGTTGATCAAAAAAGAAAAGCCATTTATTGTCGTGGCTGAGGACGAGCCTTATTTCCTTGAGGTTTATAAGATGATTCGAACCCATGAGAAATTAACCAATCGATGGACAGAGAAGGACGAGGTGGCATTCCAAGACGCGGTTGCATTCAAGGATGGCATCATCAAGATCGACGGCCGGTCTGATCATTATTTCTACCATCGCATGATTGGAAAGAAGGGGGAATGATGCGATTTGCTGAAGATGCTAATTACTTTATGACCACGGTGCACCCGGCCAACAGCATGGGAGAGATCCAAGCGCTCCTGGATGATTTCGGGGCGACGTCGATCAATACAATGACCGGGCAGAACGGAGACAAGGTGGTGTGGATGATCCGCTTCCGCTGGCTGGATAAAACTTACAGATTCACGTTCACCCCTTTGAACTGCAGGGCTCCGGAAAAGGTACTCACTGTTGCCGGCAAAAAGCGCTCTGCCCTGGATCAATCAAAGTATCAGATGGGCAGGATCGCGGTTTATTGTGTGAAGGCGATCCTCACAGCGGCAGAAGCAATGCCGGCAGCTTTATTTGGATTCGCTGAACTGGCTGTGACGAACGATCAGGGGATGCCGGCGACAGTCTATGAGCTGAATATCGATGGGCTAACCAGGGCGTTGCCGGATCTGACTTTGAGAGCATTGGGAGCGGGAGAATAATCATGGCAGATCAGGAAGTCACTTGTCTGAATCCAGAATGCAAGGCAGTAATTGGAGTAGTTGTAGAAGTAGAAGGCGAACTCTTAATAAAAGTTGGTGGATTATTAATTAGTAAAATAGATGGAGTTTGTGTTAATTGTGGAAAGAATTTTCACTGGTGGGTTACTGACAAGTTACTGGAATCGATTCTCTCACGTCTGATCAATAAGTCAATTTCAGAGTAGAAAATAAGTAAAAAGTGTGCTAATATAAAAGCACAATACGAATAGGGATAGCTGGAGTTTACCGCCCGGCATTCACGGTCTTACGTTACGGCCGCGGATGCGGGCGTTTTTGTTTTAACTCCACAAATCCCACAGACAAACAAATTGGAGGTATCAAATGGTCACTACGGATCTATCAGTTTTGGGTGTACTCGCAATAATCTTCTTGCTGGCGTTCCTGGTTGAATCATTGGTCGAGTATCTCTTTGGGGCGCTGTTCGATCATGTGCCTGTGCTCACCAAGTTCAAATGGTGCCTGATGTACATCGCCCTTATCGTGGGAATATTCGGTGCCTTTGTCTATCAATTTGATCTGATCTTCCTGATTAGTAAATTTGTAGGCAATACAGTGGTCATTACTACCTTCGGGATAATCCTCACGGGGGCGGCCATCGGGCGAGGTGCCAACTATCTGCATGATTTGGTCAAGCGCTATTTCGTGAAACCTACTGTTGAGTGATGACATGCCATCAGCCGATGAAGCATCAGCAAAGGCCGAAAGACATGTTGTACCCTGCAAGGACATTGAGGACGTTCTCTTGTGGATGAATGGCAATGGGGTGCCTGGCGCGAAGACCCGGCTGAAGGTTCTTGAAAGAGATATGGCCGACATCAGCGAGTCAATGAAATGGGTACGAGGAGCTGCTGGTACGTTGATCGTTGGCATTCTGATCTGGGTCTTTACAACCTTGATCCCTAATGCGATCCGATTAGCTGGAGGATAATGCCAAAAAACCCCGTAAAACCCTGCAAATATCCGGGATGTTCTAGCCTTGTTGACCAAGGCTATTGCGATACTCACAAGGGCATGGCTCCAGTAGTAAGGGACGCACCAACTCAGGGTTTGTATGGGACCAGGCGATGGAAATCCATTCGAGCTCTTCAATTGGCCAAGGAACCCTGGTGCGCAGAATGTTTGCGCGCAAACATATACACGCCAGCAACGGATGTTGATCATGTTGAACGACATCATGGCGATCCGATCAAGTTCTTCTTCGGGAAGCGTCAATCATTGTGCCACTCTTGCCATTCCAGGAAGACCGCTGAAGAAGTTGGGTTCTCTTCGGAGGGGAGGGGTGGTGAAAAAGTTTTGGCTAAGGGGGCGAACAGCGGACAGGGTCATCCGCACGAAATTAATTCCCAATGTGGAGAATTCAGTTAATTTATTATGCCAGCCCGTAAACCTCAGGATTTACACACCCGGCACTCGACAAAGTCGGAAACGGAAAAGAGAAAAGCAGAGGAAGAGTTGCTGCGATCCAGGCGGTCCCTTCCCCTCGAGCCGGCGCGGCTGAAGGACCACCCCAAGGCGGCTGCGGTTTGGCGAAGGATGTTGAGAGAGTTCGACAGCCTGGAGGCGGTGGTTATCACCCGGCTGGATATGGATCTGCTAATTGACTATTGCATGCTAATGGAGCAGCTCGAGGAAATGGATGTTCTCCGTACCGGTGCAATGACCCTCTGTGAAACGATGATGCATGGAGTCGAGGAGCTGAAGGCTCAAAAGGAATGGATCGAAGCAGCTAAGATGGCTTCGAAGGCTTCTGATGTGATGGGTGGCATCATCAAGATCGATGGTCGGGCAGACAGGAAACGGGATCTGCTTACCAAGCTCCGGCAATCCTTGTATCTCACGCCGAGAGCGCGGGCGGGTGCGGCCCCTAAGGAAAAAGAAGCTCCTGAAGTACCTGATGAATTTGAGAAGCTACTCGATGAGTCAGTGAGTGAGTATGCAAAAAATGGTGGATCGGGTGATGGCAGATGAGAAAACTCTTCCTACCAATAATGTTGGTAATGCTCATCCTTTGCACAGGCGGTGCGTTGATGTTTAGTGAGGCGCATGCTGACCGGGCGGTCCGGTTCTTTGAAAGCCTGAAGCACACCAAGGGTAAGTTTCATGGTCAGCCTTTCACCCTTCTACCCTGGGAACGGAAGATCATCCGGGATGTGTACGGTACGCTCAAAGAGGACGGCACCAGGCAATACAAGACCGTGTATTTGGAAGTGCCCAAGAAAAATGGGAAGTCTGAAATTGCGGCAGGAGCTGCCTTGTACCACACGTTTGCAGATGGAGAGATGAACGGCGAGATCTACGGCTGCGCTGCAGACCGCTCGCAAGCATCCCTGGTGTACAACGTGGCCAAGGACATGATACTCCAGGCTCCGGCGCTGATGAAACGGGCGCGGATCACTGAATCCAGAAAAGAGATCGAGGACATTAGAAGCGGGTCGATCTATAAGGTTGAGTCTGCAGAGGCTTATACCAAGCACGGTCTGAATGTTAGCTGCTGTATTTTCGATGAATTACACGCTCAACCAAACCGTGATCTGTGGGATGTGATGACCAGTGGTTCTGGTGATGCTCGAGAGCAACCTATCTGGTGGGTGATCACCACGGCCGGGGATGATCCGGACCGGGTGTCTATCGGGTGGGAGATCCATGATTACGCAATGGAGCTGTTGGCCGGTGAAAAAGTTGATACCACCTGGTATGTGGCAGTTTTCAATTATGAAGGTGAAGACATATACAACGAGGCAAATTGGTACCAGGCAAACCCAAGCCTGGATCACACCATAAGCATAGGGGCATTCCGGGAAGCGGCAGTAAAAGCGAAAAACAAGCCTGCAGATGAACGCCTCTTCAGGTGGCTGCGGCTTAACCAATGGATCACAACAAAGTTAACGACCTGGCTGCCCATTGATCTATTTGATCAAACGGAAGGGGAATGGTCCAGGGATGACCTGGCTGGTAAAGATTGTTTCCTTGGCATGGACCTGTCCTCGACTACTGACTTAACCACGCTATGCGGTGTATTTCCTCCCCAGGGAAATCAGCTAGATTGGCGCGTGATTTGGGATCCGTTTATTCCACAAGAAAATATGGAAGACCGGATCAAGAACGACCACGTGCCTTATGACCAATGGCTGAAAAACAAATGGATCACTGCCACCCCTGGCAATGTGGTGGATTACACCGAAGTAAAAAAGAGAATCCTGGAATCCTGGAAGACCCTCTACAACATCAAGGAGGTGCCCCTCGACAGGACATTTGCAGCTATGTTGATCCAGGAATTGGAACAGGAAGGTCTCACCTGCGTGGATGTTCCGCAGACGTTTGCAGCTATGACTGGTCCAATCAACCAGGTTGAGCAATTGTTAAAAAACAAAAAAATGACCCACGAGAAAAACTTGGTTGCCCGGTGGTGTTTTGGCAACGCTAGTGTTGCCAAAAATGGAAATGAACAAGTCAAGTTCGTAAAAGAGCACAAAGGTAAATCAGTGATCAGAACCAAAAGGATCGATACCACGGTAGCTTGGGCCATAGCGGTGGCACGTGCCCAGTTTTACAAAGGCAGTGTGGATCTAAGTGCGGTAATTTTGAGTGAGGATGGAGGCATATTTTGAAAAAGTATTTGGATGATGCCTTTATTTTGATCGGGTGTGGATTCATTATTTGGGCAACCTGGAGAATAAGTTTCACTGCTGCCATTTACGTGGCCGGTGTAATTCTGATCGTGTTGGGATTATTGATCGGGATTAGTGGAAAGAAGGTTAACCGATGATCGTGAGAAGTTTGATTAACGCAGTGTTTCCAAACATCCCTGACACGATGAGCCTACCGCAATTTATTCAATTTAGCGGTTTGCAGAACTCCTCCGGGCAGGTGGTCAATGAAGAGACCAGTAAAACACTGGCCACGGCATACCGGGCATTCAATGTGCTGTCGGATGATTATGCCAAAATGCCGCTGCAGACGTTCATAAGCAAACAACCTGGCAGGATCGACCGCCTGGTGCCCGATGCAAGAATGCAGAACATTTCTTGGTTGTTGGAGGTAAGTCCGAACCGGTACATGATGCCATTTATTTTCAAGAAGGTATTCATAATGGGAGCCCTAGTGCACGGTGCCGGGTATATCTGGAAACCGATCAGAGCTTATGGATCTCGCAACGAGATGTTCATTCTAAACCCAGCAACAACCTTCCCGGTCTTTAAGACCAATGGCGCCCTGTGGTATCAGACCACTTTCAGCAATGGAGATACTGAATATATCCCCGCGGTCGAAGTTTTTGCGATGATCATCAATTCCCCGGACGGGATCACTGGCAGAGGGATCATCACTTATGCGAGAGAGACATTCGGTCGCCAATTGGCAGCGCATACAACCCAAGCGAAGTTCTACGCGCAGGGGTTGAACCCGGGTGGCTTGATCTGGGTGAGTGGGGATCTTGATAAAAAAGCGCGTGACGTCGTCCGTGACTCTTACACCGAACAAATGGGCGGCACCAATAACGCTTATCGGCTGGCCGTCATGGACAACAAAGTATCCAAATTCGAACAGATCACAATGAAAATGGTTGACGCTCAATTTCTGGAAAGTATCCAGGCGACTGATGTGGACATCGCTAAATTCTTTGGAATGCCACTTTACAAGTTGAACATGGGCAAAGAAGCCTACAACAGCAACGAGCAGCAGAACTTGGATTACTTGAACACCACATTGGAACCCTACCTGGTACAAACCGAAGAGGGAGCCAGGTTGAAATGGTTGTCCGAGGATGAGCAAGGGTATATGTACCTACGGTTTAACCGGGATGTGATCCTGAAAACTGATGCCAAGACAAGGTCAGAAGTGATCGCAAAACGAATCCAGACCGGGGTGCTCACTCCGAATGAAGGACGCCAGATCGAAGATATGTCCGGGTACCCGGGTGGTGACCTGCATTTCATCCCAGCAAATATGGCAGTGATCCTGGCAGATGGCAGCGTTGCGGCCATCAGTAAACCAGATCCAAATGCACCGGTTGAACCCGAATCATCCAAGAACGATGCACGGTAATTTCGAAGGAGGTAATGACCTATGAGTAAACCAATTCGAGTGATTGAAGGCACAGCAAAACCGCATGAACCTTTCTGGAGATTCAGGGATGAAGCCGAGAGTGAATCCGGGGATGTGGAACTGGAGTTCTTCGGTCCTATCAGCGAATACAGCTGGTGGGGAGATGAAGTAACTCCGGAAAACTTCAAAAAAGAACTCTACGAAAAAGGTGGAGGTAAGCCGGTGACAGTATTGGTCAACTCACCAGGGGGTGAAGTGATCGCCGCAAGTGTAATCAGGACCATCCTGCAGGAATATACCGGTAAGGTAACGGCGGATATTGTGGGATTGGCCGCTTCGGCTGCCACGGTGATGGTTACGGGCGCCGACCACATCCGGATGCGAGAGACCGCGTTATTCATGATCCATGACCCCTCAGGGTTAACCTGGGGAACGATCGACGAGATCAAAGGATTCCTCGAGGTTTTGAAGACTGTAAAGGATTCGATCGTTGATGCCTATCAGACCAAAACCAAAATGGAGCGGGAAAAACTGGCCAAAATGATGACTGATGAAACCTGGCTGACAGCTCGTGAAGCGAAGGATTTCGGATTCATCGATGAAGTGGTGACAGCCAGCCTAAAGAAGCCAACAGGAATAATGCAGCCTGGCTTTGCGAATTGCTTTTCCAACTACATGCACGTTCCGGATTCATTGATCGAACAGATCAGTGAACCGGTTAATCCAACTGTTGCGCAGAAGGTACCTTCAGAAGAAGAGCGGCGACTGCGAGACAGAATTCAATTGCTTAGAAGGAGCAAAAAATGAATCTGAAACGGTACTACGATGCCGCTCAGGCGGCAAATCAGAAGGTCACTGACCTTGCTGATCAGATTGACGCCTTGTTTGAGGCGAATAAAACCGAGGATGCTTTGAAGCTGTCCCCGGAATTGGAAAAGGCTCGTAATGATGCCAAGGAGATGAACCAGTTGTATATCTCCATGCAAGCTCGAACTCAGGAGACTGGTGACCCCGCCAGCAAGTTTGTACCTGTTGGTGGAGATCCAGAACCCAAAAAGGTTGTGGATCTGCGCGGCAGCCAAACCTACCTGGACTCGTTCTTCAACGCGTTCCGCAAAGGTGTCACCCCAAAAACCATCGCCAATGGTTTACATGGGGCTGAACCCTACAAGGTTCTATTTGATGCATTGACTGAGACTGGCGGGTCCCCTGCAGGTTCTGAGGGCGGGTTCCTCAACCCGATCGAGTTCGACAACAGGATCAAGGAACAGCAGCGTTTAGCCGTTGACCTGGCTCCTTACTTCAATGTTGAGAATGTCATGGCTTACTCCGGGTGGCGTGCAATGGAAGTTGCGGCTGCCGCTCTGCCCTTTGCAGAGATTACCGAAGCTGATTTCCCCTCTGGGGAGAGAATCCCAGCAATGGAAAGCCCGACCTTCAAAAAGATCGAGTTCACCCTCAAGAAATACGGCGGGTATTTGCCCGTGGCGAGTGACCTCCTCACGGATTCAACCGCTGCGATCATGGAATACCTTGCCAAGTGGTGCGGACGCAAGGTTAGCCTCACCAACACCAGCCTGTTGTTGGCGATCGTGAACGCCCTCTCTCCTGCGGTGAACGTTACCGATTACAAGACCGTTCTCACCTCTGTGAAAACCGCCTTGAACAAGAGCATCGATCCCGCAATCAGCGTGAGCTCCAAGATCTTCTGCAACCAGACCGGCTTCGATCTGATGGATCAGCTGGTGGACGGCACCGGGCGGCCTTTACTGCAACCTGACCCGACTAATGAGACCGTGAAGCGGTACAAGGGACGCGAAGTTGTGCCTTTGAGTGATGCTCAATTCCCCAACCTCAGCACCAATACCATCACTCCGATCGCCGTTGGTGATGGCCGCGAACTGGCTACCATGTTCCAGCGTGTTGCGGGCGAGCTCTCCAGCACCAATATCGGTGGGACTGCCTGGCGCAACGATAACGTTGAGATCAAGTACATCAAGCGGTGCCATGTTGTTTCTGTGGATACTGCAGCGATGAAACTGCTCAAGGTGACATTGCCGGTTTAGTTTCTTGAATTCTCAACTTCTGGGAGGGAAGGGCAATAACCCCTCCCAGGATGAGGATTAGAAGGACGGAGGATGAAATGGAAGATTATTCAACTACGAAGAATAGGATGGAACCCGGTGGGGATGTCTGGAAGGTTGACGGTCATATTGACCGCAGTGGTGCACCAGTTTTGCC